CGTGGACCAATACGCCAGATACGTTGTTCCAGGGTTTGATTTTTCAGGAATACGGGCAACTGGCGATAAATTGACTCGTGCTAGACCCTTTGCGGCTGCTGTAGCCAATGGAAACGTAAGAGTTGTAAGGGGTACGTGGTTGAGCGACTGGTTGGACGAAATGTCGTCGTTTCCAGAGGCTTGCGACCACGACGACCAGGTTGACTCGGTTGTTGGGGCATTTACACATTTGACTGGCCTGGGGTTGCCACAGAGGAAAATCGTCAGTATCATCGTCTAGGTACCCACTACTAACCATAGGTACCTACTACTAGACGGAAACAAAATGATAACTCCAGCGGATTTACGAATCATGCTCGTAACCCTTGACAACTTCCTCAATAGCGAAGGCGTCACCGAAGCCGACCTTGACGTCTGGTCTGAGCATCTTGTAATGCTTAACCACGTAAAGAAAGATATTGCTTCAATTTACGATTCGTTTGCAACCAAGATGGTTGACAAAATGCAGTCCGAAAAGAAGACAGAATTAACACTTAGTACCGGTGCTGAAATCAAATGCAAAGTTGGCTCTGCTCGTAAATCATGGGACAGCAAAGGCCTTATGATGCAAGTGTTTGAACGACTTCAGCAGTCTTCCGTTGATATGGATACTGGCGAAGTGACGTTGTCAACTGAAGAAATTGTCAATAGAATACTTGATTATGTCCAACCCTCGTACTGGCGTGTTGGCGCACTAAACGACTTAGGCATCAACGCAGACCAGTACTGCGAAGTTGGTGAACCAAAAACAAATATCGCTATCTATACAAAAGGTGAAAAATAACAATGACTGCTAAAAAAATTGCTCTAGACAATACTGAAACTGAAGAAAATATGATTGATGTAGATGTGTGGTTGCGTCGTCAAGAAGAACTCCGCATTAAGGCAATTGCTGGGAGAAACGATATTCAAGCATCTTTAAACGAGCCGTTTCCCAAAGAAGTTGAACGTCAACTCAAAAAAGGCGGAACTTCCCTAACTTACATTCCTGTCAGCGAAGTAATTTCACGACTTAATAAAGTTCTTGGATTTGACGGTTGGGCATATGAAATCATCAAGTGTGAACGTGATGCTCTTGACCCAGAATTTATTGTTGCTCACGTACGTCTCAGCGTGCTTTCAAAAGACGACTTTATCAACGTTGTGAAAGACGGATTTGGTGGTCAGAAGATTAAGCGCACAAAGGCTGGCGACATTGTTGACTTGGGTGACGAATTCAAGGGCGCTGTCTCTGACGCACTTAAAAAAGCCGCTCAAGCACTTGGGGTTGGCCTGTACCTTGCTCGTTCAGAAGAAGCAATGGAGATTGAATCAGTCACCGAACCAACTATTGACCCAGTTGTTGAAGAACTGTGGACAAATTTTGTTAGCGTTTCAAAGTCCTTGACACCAGAACACAAAACACGGCTTGGTACATTTTGGGAAAAGTATTCTAATGGTCGCCCAAAGCCGACAAAGGCAACTGCTTCTCAAGAAGACCTGACTGCCCTTTTGGAGCATTGTCTTGTTCTTTCGTTTGACGCAACGGCGCGTGAAGACGTCGTAAATGTTTAGTCCTCCACCGCACTTGTCTCCCTCATCTATGGGGACCTTTGAGCAGTGTCCATTGAAGTTTAAGTATTCAAAAATTGACATGCTTAAAGACGACCCAACAGAAGCAACCCTGATGGGTAACTTTGTGCACGATGTTCTAGAAACTCTTTATCACTGCAATCACGAAGAGAGAACGCAGGACGAAGCAAAACTCATAGCGGCCCAACTATGGGAAAATGGGTGGAGCGACAAAGTTAAGCCGTGGGTTCGTGGCGACGAAGCATTGCGTATGTTTAGGTGGAAATCCTGGTGGTGCATTCAGAACCTGTGGAGAATAGAAGAACCTACCCTTGTTGCCCCAATAGGTCTTGAGCATGAACTAAATGGCGAAATAGGCGGAGTTCGTATCAAGGGGTTTATAGATAGATTTGACAAGAACGAAACTGGTTTTACTATTTCGGACTATAAAACTGGTAAAACCCCAAAGAAAAACTGGATTAGCGATAAGTTTTTTCAACTCTTGATTTACTCTCATTTGCTTGAATCAACAGGCGTTGGTAAAGCAACTACAGTTGAACTCCTGTATCTAAAAGACGGTGTTCAGTTTAGTCAGGCAGTAACCGAGGAAGACCTTTACAAAGTTGAAGCAACCGTGACTGAGACAAAAAAGAAAATAGACATAAAGTGCGAGACTGGCGAGTTTGAACCAAACAAATCAATACTCTGTAATTGGTGTTCCTTTAAAAAGATATGTCCTGCATGGCGGTCATGATTAACGACGACGTATTCGCACGAATGGTATCTGAGGAAGTTAAAAACAAACTTTCTTCCGTTCAGAAACAAATCCTTCTTGAGCCTGAAAATTGGCACAGATGGAAAGACGGTTTGCTTCTTTTGGTTGAAAACCTTGACATTCAGATTGAGGGCATAAAGGACGATGCCGATGCCGATGCTGAAAGATATTTGTCAATGGGCAGGAGTGGCGAGAGACTTGCTGCTGAAGCGGCTCGTGAATATCAGCACCGAATAAAAAAGATTGACAGATTTAAATTCTATGTAAATCATCGCCTTGATGAAGTTATGACAATGATAGAAACCGGAGAAACAGTATCTTCCGACGGATGGGGTAGGGCTTCGTTTCTTGAAAATGCAATCATTAAACACAAAAACCTTTTACGAGAATACGACCTTGAAGACACGTCAATTGATAGGGCTTTATGGGCTGCAATAAGTGGCAAATGGGAATTTGACGATATCAACGAAAAAAATTTGTAACACACGTTCTTGTAGTTCAAAAATAAACTAGACTCTGTCGGTGCGTCACAGGTCAAAGAAAAAAGAAGCAGAATACCGCCTTAGGCGTCCATTGGTTGAAAAACTTCTAGACCAAAATCCTCATTGCCAAGCATGCAGGGTATTTGCCGAGCATGACGAAGTTGCTACATATGTTCAGAACCGTTCTGTTGACGTTCATGAAATAGTTAGACGCTCGCAGGGTGGTTCTATTCTTGATGAATCAAACCTAATGTGTGTTTGTCGTCCTTGCCATACTCGTATCGGCAATTACCCCCAACTCGCATTTGACCTAGGTTTAGCCAAGAGAGGGTGGGAGAGAAATGAAACTGATGGGTCTTGACCTCTCCCTTACATCTACGGGCGTGTCAATGAATGGTGTGACTAGCGTTATTCGCTCCAAAGAACGAGGTGCCGAGCGTTTGTCCGAGGTTACAAAGAGCGTGTTGCATGAGTGTCTAGAAAACGAAATTGACTGCGTGGTGATTGAGGGGTACTCGTTTGCTTCCCGCAGTGGACAGGCGTTCAGTATCGGTGAACTTGGTGGTTGTATACGAATGACGCTGTTTGAATGCAATATTCCTATTGTTGAAATACCACCCACCTGCCGAGCAAAGTTTGCGACTGGACGAGGAAATGCATCCAAGGGTGAAGTCATTTCCGCCATCTCAGCAAAGACCGGCATTATTTTTAGTGGCGCTTCGGGCAACGATGAATGTGATGCGTGGGTGCTTGAACAGATGGCCCTTACTAAACTAGGGTTATCAGCATATCAATGGACCAAAGAACAACTTTCTTCTTTTGAAAAGATAGATTGGTCACCAATGGAACACTTAATGGAGAATAATGATTTCGCGAAATAGTCCTATTAGTCAAGTAGATATTGAACACGAGTTAATGCGACTCCTTGAGATGTTGGAAGAAGAAACAGAAGCGTTTGAATCACTTGCAGAAGATTCTGCAAAAAAAGAATCTCTCTACAAAGCCAATTGGGCTAAAGAATATCTTTCAGCAAAAGGTTCTATTAAGGAACGTGAAGCATGGGCAGATTACAAACTGGCTGATGAAAACTTTGATTACAAAATTGCAGAGGCTCTACTAAAATCCAAACGTGAAAAACTACTTTCTCTTCGTACGTCTATTGATGCAATGCGAACACTCAACGCTAACGTCAGGGTTCAGGTCGGGCAATGAAAAACAACATTTCAGAGGACCTTAAACTTCTTGCCGTTGAGATGGACTCACTTATCCCGTTAGAAAAAAACCCACGCAAGGGAAACATTGAGGCAATCATGGCTTCCTATGAGGAGTTTGGGCAAATGAAACCAATAGTCGCACGCCCTAACGACAACGGAACATTTACAGTCATTGCTGGAAACCACCAATTAGAGGCTGCCAGACGTCTTGGGTGGAGCAAAATAGCAGTCGTCAAGATGGACGCAAGCAATGACGAAGCAATCGCATTTGCCCTTGCTGATAACAGGACGATGGAATTGGGACACACCGACCCATCTCTACTTAACGACATGGTCATTGACTTGTATCAGGATTACCCTGAACTTTTTGAGGGTCTTGGTTGGGACGAGTTTGAAATAGCATCAATGGAGGAAACGCAGATTGCGTCAGAAATTATTTCCCCTATCGCTGATGCGTACTTTACTCCCATGATTCAAAACCCTGACGGAAATATCCCCGTTAGTGCGCCCATCAATATAAATATTGAAGAATCAGAAGATGGAGTTAGACGAATTGTTGCTGGCAACGATGTTGACCACAATCAGGTGGCAGTTAGCGGAAGCACCCTTGTTTCTCCTGGCTCATCACCGCAAGCAGTGGTTCAATACACAATCGTTTTTGACAATCCAGACCAGCAGCGTAGATGGTACGACTTTGTCCGCTACTTACGAAATGACCCCGGCATATCTGGAGTTACTACAGCAGAAAAATTAATTGACTTTATTGACATGCATACCGAGGTTTAAGATGAACATGGACGAATACAAAAACCGTATCAATAGAGCCCATACCGTCACTGGTGTTCCTTCTTATTGGGAAGAACTTCAAAAGATGACCGAAGAACGTGATTCTCTACTTCGTCAAGTAGACGAACTTCAGGCAGAAGTTTCTCGCCTATCGCAGATTGCAAAATACTAATGACTAAGCAGAGAATGTTCTTGGACATATCGTGCGTTGATGCTGCTCGTCAGAGAATTCGCCATGTCTATGACAACTTTGACACTGTATGTGTCCAGTTTTCTGGTGGAAAAGACTCAACTGCCGTCTTGTATCTTGCTAAAGAAATTCACGAAGAGCGCGGTCTTGGTCCTGTAAAAGTAATTTTCAGAGACCAAGAAATGGTTAGTCCGCTCGTTCATGACTATGTCAATAAGGTCAGACAGTACGACTGGGTTGACATGGAGTGGTACTGCCTTCCGTATCCGCAAGAAGTGTGGGTTCTTGGTGTTAGGGAAAATATCCTTTCATGGGATTCTTTTAGAAAACGAGAAGGTCGTCTAGTTAGAGAAATGCCAGAATGGGCAATTCATGCTGGACATTTCGGTCTTCCTGGTGACGAAGTGATGCCAGAAGGCATTGACTACTACACAATGCAGGGAAAGACTGGAAGCATTGCTTTCATAACTGGAGTCAGGGCAAACGAATCAATGGTTCGGTATAGGTCGCTAGTTCAGAAGATACATGAAAACTACATCGTCTCTCCCTATAAAATGAAAAAGTCAATACCTCTTAAATTTGCTAAAGTCATTTACGACTGGCAAATG